GTAATTATTTGTCAATACCCAAATTAAAAAAGACAGCAGTTTTTTCTACTGTCCTTCTTTTCTTAGGAAGCTGGCTAACTCACTTAATGAGATTTCAATGTATCTGTTGTATCATTTATTCAGTTGTCACAAAATTCAGTATAATCAATTTGAACTTTTACCATATTCTAATAACGCCGCCAATGGACGACTTCACACCGATGCGTCCAAACTCCGAACAATCCGGCATTTTCTTATTAATCACATATGCCAATGCCTGCCCTTCTTCCAAGTCCTCACGATCTAACTCCCACTCGGAATTATCCTGTTTCACATACAGAAGGTTATATAAATCGCCAATGTTCGTAAACTGATGAATAACATGATAAACAACCGCCTCATGCTTCTTCTCGAACTCATTTACCATTGCCTGTTCCTCGTCATCTAGCCAATACAAAATTCCCATATGTTCCGACTTATTCAGCTTTTCTTCTCCCTTAAACTCATTCAGCACATTCTTATGCACCTTCAGAGCTTCCAATCTCTTTACCGCCTCTGCTCTTGTTTCCTCAATATTTCTTACTGCCATGTACATTTCCTCCTGTTTTAAGTTGTTCTACTGATATTTAACTTATACGCATCACAAATGGAAAATTCGAGTTTATAAATAGTTTTGCTAAAAAAAAAATTGGAATTTTCCAATTCTCCCCCTATCTTGCTACTTTTCGACAATCGCCCAATTAATACAACCATCTGACCGCCTACTGCTTCGCTTAGTTTAGGTATTTGTTTAGCGTGAACGCATCGTAACACTACCTCCTGGAGTGTCAATAGTTTTACAGAAAATATTTTTGGAAATTTCGAGTTTTTCACAGATTTATCCACTATATCCACAAATATATATGTCTTTATATACGATTACGACCATAATAACAGTACGAGCAATGACTTTCCAGCAAATTATCCTATGAACTTTTCTTGTGACTACCTACCGGATTGTCCTGTAAACATATTTGCACACAATAAAAAAGCCCTCGGAGTTCTCACTCCAAAGACTTTTTTATTTTCTTACTGCTCTTTATGGCAATGTGGATATGTAAATTTCAGACAAAAAACCGCCTTTCGGCAGCCCCACATCTGGTACCAGCACATGACACTTAAACGTAAATTCAGTAATGTGGGTGTACAGCGTATTTTCACCTGCAATTTCAACATATGTCAGTTCTATAGTTTTGTCAACGGTTTTATTGACTACTTTCCAGAAATTTTATACCAAAATAAAACTTTATTTTATAAAGTTTTTGAAAGAATGTGCTATATTTTGCTATTACGCTTATAAAAAAGGGCTGCTAATCGCAGCCTTTTTCAATCTGCCTTACAATAAGCATTAGGAAAAGCGGAAGGTCAATTCCCTTATACGGGTATTCTCCCTTTCTACATTACTGAGCATGATATGGGTTTAATTCACTATCGTGTCAATTCCCTTAACCGGGTATCCTTTATTTCTACGTGGTTCAAGAAGAACCAGAGGCTGAAGTCAGGGTGAGTGTCAATTCCCTTATTCGGGTATTCTCCATTTCTACGGTATCCTTCTACAACCCGCTAAAATCAAGGCTTTCAGAGCTCGTTTTTGCAGGTAATTGTCTGAATATTCTGATAATGACCTTTTTCAGCCTAATTTTTTGTCTTTTCAAAAATTGTACTGATATCAATACAATCTGCTATGCATTTTATTCTATCACACATTCCGCTCTCTTTCAATAAAAAAACCCATTCTTAAATTTGATGAACAGGTCTTTTCTTAAAAATATTGTGAAAAATCCGCATTTAAATGACTTTTATAATTATGGTCACACTCGTTTAAATGTCTGACATGTAGCTTTTCCTACAATGCCATCTACCACAAGTCCTAACCTGCGTTGTGCCTCTCGAATTGCCATATCCGATTTGGAACCGATAACACCATCAATTTCAGCTTTTTCTAATAAGCCAAAACGCCACAGATACCACTGCACCCATTTTGCGCCTTCTCCTCTTGTTCCTCTCCTTATATTAGTAGTTGGTTCTTTATATGGGTTACTTTTTGGTGTTATCGCTGCATTTGTTGGAGCTGTTTTCACACCAAGTCGTTCATTCACTTGTTCTGCAATATAACTATGCAGATTATATAGATAGTTACCTGGACAAGCTTTTGCTGTAAAATCTCTATGTACAGTCATATTGCAACCATGCAAATGGTTTATTCTATCCGTTTTATTTGTACTCCATACTAACTTTTTAATAGAATTTCTCTTACAAATATCTGTTACAAGTTCAATCAAGCTTGCTATAGCCATATCGGATACATGCCAATTGGGGGCTCCACCATCATTTGCAACTTCAATTGTAATTGCCCTATAATCATTTTGAGCATTAGATGATGCCCATGACCTGTCTTTTTCCTCAACATACAGCGCAATTCGTCCATCTGTTCCTATCCCATAATTAGAAGATGCTTTTCTCGAAGACGAAGCAAATACATTTCCACAAGTTTCAATGGATAGATTCCCTGCCATACAGTGAATTGTAATAGTGTCAATTTTATGATTCCTTGGAGATGTCTTATTGGGACTTATTTTTCTATAAACTACCAGCGGACTATTGGTAAATCTCATTTCTTTTTTCCTCACTTTCTTATATCTGTCTAATCTCGTTCAAAAAAATAGGGTGGCAAATTGCCACCCTGAACTATGTTTCATTATAATAATTTCAAATCTACTCCTAAACTGTCTTTCCTTTCTTCAGAAAAACCGCTTACAAAATCTTTGACAGCCTTATTTCTCTCTAACATTATCCTCATTTCCTCAAGAGCATCATCAACCATCATACTTACTATTTCAAAGCTAATTGTATTTCTAAGCCAGGGAAACTTTGTGATAAACATATCGTAAACATATCTTAGTTTCAGTTTGCCAGTGCCAGAACCTAATTCTTTTTCAGCCTTCGTCACAGCCCATAGCATCCATTCCTTTAAGGATTTTAGTTGTTCAGTGCTTGGCTTCTTAATAAAGACATATACGCTATATCCAGCTCCTGCCAAAATAGCGGTAACTGCAACCATCACATACCAGTTGTTAATGAAAAAATCCATAACTTCCTCCTATTCTGACATGGTTTCTTCAAAACTATTGTCACTCTGCTTTTCCATGCCTTCTTGGTACTTCCTATCTTCTAGTTCATACTGTCGTTCTTTCTGTCGCTCTTTTGTTGTCTTAATCCACCCCATGATACCGCATTCCCCTCCACACACTGTAAACACACAAGTGCATAAGGTATCTGGGATTGCACCAGTGATGTAATATAAAACCAGCATTATAACAATAAAGGCAAGCAGAAATACAGCAATAAATATTAGGATAATGTCCATCGTCCTTTTCTGTTTCTTCACTCTACCCATCTCCTATAATCCAATTTTTGCAAAAACAATGGCAAGAACAGCACCAAGTATGGCAGTAGCAATATACGCCATTGCCTTACGCCACTTCTCGCCGTCCCGACTTTCAATCTGATCCAGTCGGCAACTCTGTTGCTCTTGAACTTTCAGCATGTTTTCCATGTTAGCAGCCAGTTTCTCCGTTGATGCCGCCAAATTTGATATCTCTCGGACACTATCCTCCAACACTCCAATGCGGTGGTTCTGACGGTCGTTTTCTTCTTTGAGTCGCTCATTCTCTGATTCCATTAAATCTCGAAACTGAGCCAATTCTCTGTGTGTTACTGGATTATCCATTCCTTTTTCTCCTTTCTTTCTTTTTTGCGCATAAATAAACGCATATCAACACCAAATTTCTCTTTTGATGCTCATATGCGGTCGTTTAGGGCAATAAATAGTAATATATCAACAGGATTTACCATAGACCGGATAACGGTAAGTGAAATTGATTCAACCGGCGGTGGGGCGGCTTGCTATTCCCAAAAAATCTCGTTTTCGGGTCTTAAAACAATGACAATTGGTTCTCATTCTGGAACCGACTATTTTATAGCTACTTTAAGTAATGGGAAAAAATACAATCTTACTAAAAACGGTCAAGTAATAGATATATCAGATTGTACATATGTAAGTTTTTCAACGAGCTGGATTGGCGCAGAAGGCGGAGAGTCCGCGAGTATAAGCAATATAGTCTTTAGTTAAAATTAAGGTTGCTGAATCTCTCCTATAACTAACCAACAGCTTGTCTGTATCGTTTGTGCTGCATTTCCGTATGTTATATTAACAGCCTTATCATATCCTTGCCTAATTTGCTGTGTATTGCCGCTTATTTCTAATACGCCTGTCTGGGCATTATAAGATTTACTAATACTAAAACCATTGGCGCGTGCTACAGGTACACCACTTATTCCATCTGTATAAGACTTGGCGGCTACAACGTTGCCCGAAAGTCCGCCAGCAATAAAATTATCTACTGTAAAGTTTTGATAACTGTCAGGAAATTTAGACTTTATATCAAAACTGGTGCCAGTACCTAAGTAATATACCCCTGCTAAATTACTATTTTTCGTCCTAAGTTTACT